GGCCTTGAGAACGGAATGGGCTAGGAAAAAGATATGAAAACCTTTAGTAGACCGTTCTCTCTCGAGAATTCTCGAGCAGTACAACTGTAGAAACTTGTAACCTTGGGAAAATTATTCCCATAAGGAGCGATGAACGCTCCACATGGGTTGAAAACCAAGGTCATAGTTTTCTAGAGCGTTCAGCTCGAAGGATATAGCATTAGATTACTCAATTGTAAAATTGCATTCCTACCATTCGGTCACCGAATGGATTTAAAGTGCACTTGCGGCAGGATCGCTCTGCAAGTACGCGACTGGTGCCCCAGTGAAGAACCCTAAGGTATAATCTTCACCGGTGCTCACATACGCACGAATAGATGCCACATCAGATGTAGCATTTGCGTCAATGTAACAAGTCAAATCATGAAAGAAATTTCTGGTGCCCGTGCTAGTTACATTCCCTTTCTTCCCTGGAATGAAACGTTCTTCGGTATAGAAAGGCAGCTCTATCTCCAGTGCTGCATTCTGCTGGATCGGGGTCACATGTGACCCGGGCCAGCCAGAACCGGCGGTCGACAGTTCCACCGCAATTCTTTCCGAAATTGTGCCATCCCCAATCCCAATAGGGACGACTGTTGTTTGTCCGTACACATTACCTGTGGAAGGATCTCGTTCAACACCCATGTATCCGATGATATCGGAACCGCGAACGATGCTTCCATTGTACATGTACTTCCACCGAATTCCCCCTCTCCGACAGGTGTAAGCTGGCGTCACATAGTTTAGTAACGTCATCTTAGCATAGTTGTAGGGAGTGGGATCACTCGGTGTTGCTGCTTGATGTTCTGCTCCCGTAGCATAACCTCGATACATTGGAAAATTACTCAATACCCATCTATTGAATCCCGTATTACTATCAAACTGCAAAGAGTGCAGATAATTGTATCTCTTCAGGCATTGCCTAAAAGAAGTAACAGGATCCCCGAAGAACACATCTAGGGTGTGATCCTCACAGGTTAGAGTAGGTCCCATTGTCTCCGAAGGTTCTAACTTCATGGGAGCGGATTCATCAGGAGTAAGATCAGCATCTGGTTGAGACATCTCACCCGATTGGGGAGTATACTCGCCAGCTTGCGGTTGATACCATGATAAGGCACGAATGTCTAAATCATATGGATTAGCAACCTCAAAGTCTTCTCCAGCCGATACAAATACATTAATACTAATGTCATTATTCGCTGTAGAGTTAGGAACAGTCAGTTCGTTAACTACATACACTGATAATATACCATTTGCCGTAACATTTGGTGCACTACCTAGTGCAGAAGTACTGTAGATTGGACCGCCATTCAATGTCATATTCTTGTGTTGCAAGAATGACCACTGTTGGCCCCAACCCACCTCAACTGTAAAGTCCCGCTCTTTGGCAAGATCGATAACATGAGTGTAATTTGTATTGTATTCATTGGTCAAAGGAAAGGATGGATCGTAAACGATTTTTAACCTACCTTTGTGGAATGATGAAGCTACGATTTGGAATCGAAATTTCATTGTCCCTCGCCAATGTTTGAACGGTAAAGCAGCAAAACAACATGCGGGCATGTGATACTCCTTAACACTAGCTGGTGTAAGTTCGCTCCAAATAACAGGAGAAACCTCCGTATTCCACAGAAGTTGCTCCGCGCTATCAGCGACCTGCCAACCAAATTGTGTCAAGTAACTTTCTCTCATTGCAATAGATTTGATAGTCATCTCATCAGTTCCATCAAGTCCAAAAGTTCGTGTATCACAAGTTAATTCTTGTTTTGCGTCGAGTGTGAGTTTTGTTGCAGAATCTGGCATATTAGTGTTAGCTAAATTCCCCATATACGTTGGTCGATACGGTTGAATCTCCGAAATATTATTCGGGCGTGAATAACCAAATGTCTTGGCTATCGACGCTACTGCACTAGCAGCCATCTGCGTTGCTTTAGCATATAATCCTATTCCAGGAGCATTAGCCAAAGCACCAGCGGCACGCGCCACGATACTTGCGGGTTTGGAAACAATTCCTCTCCCATATTCGTCAGCTTGGGGGCGGTACTCACCTGCCTGTGGAGAGAGAGCTCCTGGTTCGTTTGCAGTTGGCACTGCAAGGGTAACATCAGTTGCCCAAGCAAATACACTTACTGTAACAGAATCAGTAGCTCCGTTGGCATGCTTTAAATTTTGCATACCATGAATAATTATATCACCCATGTCTCTCCAATCTTGATCCGGGATGCTTAACGCATTAGCCTCCCATACGAACGGTAGTGTCATTTCACCACCCTGTGATTTCGTTGGATCTAAATATACATGGGGTCTCTGGCTTGCAGCCACGACGTCTTCCTGGAAGAATGCTCTATCCTTCGTGAATTCATCGAAATTATGGAGTGGAATATAGGAAGCGATTGCTCGCCCGTAGTGAAATCCGTTTCCATTCAACATGAACTTGACATGCAATTTGCATCGCAGCAAGTTATAGTTAGTTACTCGATTTATCACTCGTGGGTTCTCAAAGAAATCCTGCCATGGGTTAAAGGTTTCGAATAAATTCGTGCCTGTTCCCCAATCATAAGATTGAATCTTGAGAGGACGTGAAAAGAAATTCTCCAGATGATCGTCATCTGTGTCGGCTGTCATAAATGTCGCATCAAGCTCAGAGCCTACCTCATAATTCCAATCAGCTTGCTGATCGGCAAAGGTTACGACTTCGTGTTTTTGTTCAAGTGAATTTTCATTTATTTTTACATTAAAACGTGAAGTAATCCATTATATACAAGATGAGTAAGCGGATCAACCCACTCACCTGTCTACGGTGATTGTCGGAGCGGCGAACTCCTCCCCTAAATAGGGGTTTGGTACGAGGACCAGCCTATATGTGCAAAGCCTATAATATACATTCTAAGTTCACGGTAGACGACTATATATACACTACGGTATCCATATACACATACCTATTTTTATAATCATGAGCGGATAGGTCCACTCAGAGGGATACATAAAGTTGTCCAAACTATGCTGCGGGTGCTGCAAATTCTGATATTTCAATACGTCGTGAAACGTACCGACACACAAATTCTTCTTCTGTAATGTCGTCAATATAATCATCAATGTCAGCCGCAGTAAACTCCAAGCCTTCATGCACCCAATCCAAAATATTTTGGGTACGAGGTGGGAGCTCGTCAGGTTCAGTGTACCTGACCCATCCGGGAACCTCTCCTATTGTCCTCATGTATTCATCTACATCCCATGGTCGAGCTTGCGGTCTATATCTCGGACCCAGACGAAGCTGGTACAAGATCTCATCAAAGATGGTACGTGGGTAACACTCATTGATCATGATATAAAGCACAAACGCCACTAGGGTTGTTAAAGCCACAAATATAATATGTGAAACGAATGAGCTAGTAGCACCACAATTGATGACGGGGATGGAATTCACCACTGCCCCGTCGGGACCAAATACTGGAACAATACGCTCTACAAAGCAATCTTGCATAACGTATTCTCCCGCCTGTTTGCTATAAAGTTCAGCATCAGGCACAGTATCATCACTGTCAGGTTCAATTCCACGAATGTAACGATCCTTCCAGTGTTCTACACGGTCCTCAAACGTCTGATCCAACATGGTACACATGTGCGAGATTCCAGCTAACTCAGCTACTTCTTTCATTTGAACACGTCGTTTCTCATAAATTCCCTGGCCGTGGTTAAACCATTCGCGCAGGGCTCCATCAATGTTATCAGCAGCGAGCTTTTCCTTGGTATTTGCCTTCGATTTCAAATTAGAATGCAAACTCTTGAAGATTGATTCTTCATCGAGAGCCCCCATGATACATCCGGTTTGCGCACAGAATACATTCTTTCTTTTCAAAAAGTCAGCATCAACATCACGCATGAATGCAGTAGGGGTAGATTCTTTATCGGGCATTGTGAAGACCATATCATGCTTTGCGAAAAAATCAGCACAATACAAATGATTGAAGTCATCATTGCCTTCTTTTACGGAACCTTTTACATCATCACCATACGTCGACAGAGCACAAACATCACGAAATTTAGTCTTACTCTCAACACCTCGCAGATTATAGAATGCACTACGAAATAGCAAAGAGTTCACAACCGAATTGATGTAGACTGTAAGATTCTGTCCAGATGGATTCGACCCAATATGCTGGATTAAGTCACCGTTATATGCCATTACGGGATAGCAAATGTCGGTGGCAATTCCAGTCATAATTGTGATGTCTCGTTCCGAATAACCGCAAATACGTGCAATCTCAATGAGAATACGGAATGCGGCAAACATCACTTGGGCAGGCATACGCAAATCATATTTGGAGTAGTCTCCAGCTAAAATGCGGTCGATGCCATACTTTCGCATGTGCTCAGATAAATGTGCCCAATCTGGTCCTTGGCAATTGACACCAACTGCACACTCAGACAGTGCAGGAAACAATGATAGAATCCTAGCAATTGGAAGGAAATACTTCCGTGTCAACATCTGTAAAACAATCGGTGCTGCCTGGAAAACGCGGACTTTGTCCTTAGACAACTTTGTAGGTTCATCCTTCAGACACGCTTTGAAAGCGGGGTAGTACCGTTCTCCACGGGCGTACAATTCCTCGGCCTTTTCAAATTCCTGCCAAAACATATCATCCAGTTCTGCGGGACAATTAAATTCCTCAAACATCTCTGGATCCAAATACGTAAGATAGGCTCGTTTTGGGCCTGACAATGGATAACCCACAGAAGTGTTGGGTGGCATCTTATCAACAAATTTCTTACCATCAATACCACACACAGTTTCCATTCGTGTCAAGGGTCGAGTATTAGTTCGCAATGCATGGTACTCTTTCAACAATTTCTCAAATGGTTCTAAATAATCCTCACAAGCGCGAGCTAGTAAAGATCCTTCAATACCATGAGATGGTTGACAAGAGTGTTGCAATGAAGCTAACCATGGATCTCCCTTTCTGAACTTGGGTGCACCCCATTTGTTGGGGACACCACATACGGTCTCTACATATTTAGAAATGCAGGATGTAACCACTTCAGAATAGTACGTCACCCGTCCCATACAAGAGCCAAAGACTTCAATATTAGGACATATCCCATCCAAGATGGGTAAGCGGCGTAGTGGGGATTTCTCGTGAATTTCATTGGATGTCATGAATTGCACACCATACTTCTCCGTTTCCATTGTTCCAGCACTGGCTGACACCAACACGGATGGGATGGACTGAAGCTTGGCTAGGGCAGTGTCTATCTGACTACGCAGTATAGTTCCACCACACCCTCGCGGGGTATCATCAATTCCTCCCAAATGGAAAGCTGCGAAATACGGTGATTTGGTCTCACTAATGAGAGGCGACATACACATTCCAACACAAGTGTTAAAATTGAGTGTGTAATATCCACCTGGAAAGGACATATGTCCATTCGAAGCTTGACCATGTTTTATTGCCGTCGGTGATGTATGAACTATTCCATGTTCATCCTTCCAGATCAATTCCGCTGCATTGTGTCTACCAATAGGCATAACTGTGGGAAAATAATCACGAAGATCTTTCCATGATCCACCATTAGCGACCCATACAAGGGAAGCATCCATACCAGGAATATCGACTGAATGTTTACGCGACACATAACTCTTAAAGTTACCACCAATCGACTTGCGATCGTGTCTAGTGAATTCGCATATCATTTCGTCTGCCATCCAAGCATGATTCGGCATCAACATAACATTAGAACAGATAAAAAAGGCATCTGTCCCAAAGAATTTCCCGTTTACAGTGGTGCTCATGAATGTGAGATTGTTCTGAGTCATTCTCTTCAAATCGGCATGCGTGGTGGTCTTGCTCTTGTGCGAAACAGGAACAGGACTAACGTACACATTGGCCCAATTCATCTCTTCCTTGATCTTGTCAGTGATGTCATTCATGTCCCTCTCGTCAATCTCTCTCTGAGTGGGAAGCATCATGCCTTGCGCACCAAATGCAGATTTCGTGGAACGAATGCTACGTGCCATTAAATAGACGGTTGTAAGCAATGCACTTCCAGCCAAAATGTACTTGATCTTAGAGGACATCTCAATACGATGCAAACGATCCGCGACTGTAGTGTCCCGCGCTGTCTCTATCAATAAGTTGTACTCTGTCATCCACAAATAGGCTCGCGACGCGCTGTACACAAAGACAATGTACACGATAGAAAGCAGCTCCCTCGGAAGAAAAGCTCCAACTAACATCGTGTACGAGACTGCGAGCGTGAAACCAAGATAACGGACATGTTTCGGAAAATATCCATACCAGTAAGCATACAACCAGCGAATGTAGCAACTATCAAAAAACCTAGTAGGTGTCCAATTTGCAATGGCTAGTATATACGGATTGGTTATCTCCTCCAACCTGTCGAAAACATCCGAATATGAGTATCCCGCAGAAAATGAATTAACAAATGCGCGGGTCCTGTTTCGAATATACTCTCCAGATTGTCGGCCATACTTAGCAGGACGTCTCAAATCCTCCTCAAATTTCATTTCCGCTATCTCAGCCGCTGTGGGTGCATCCCAATGGGTATTCTTTCCCCTTCCAAAATTTGCAGCTGGTCGAACATTTTTCGCCGGTACATAAGGCGATTCGACGTATTTCACATCGTGTTCCTGTTCACCACACAGACAGATGGTCTTGTGCGATTTACAACCTTCACAGAAAGCCAATTTTGTTGCCAAATTACTGTTGTTTTTGACAATGCGCTTCTGCTCCGCAAAATGATGGGATGAATCCAGATTAACAAATTTCATTACTGTATAAATGTCAACTGCATCCATCTGCACACCGTTCCATACAAGGGTCTTCCAACCAATTGTATCAGGCTTACCTTTCGTCGTATTAGGAATAGGGTATGCCTTCTCCACCTTGAAATGCCACAAGTCTGGAACGTCGGGGATATCATCCTTGCCGTAGAACTCTTCCACCTTGCGAGTGCAAAGCATATTATTCTCGGCAAATTGGGGCTTCACGGACGCGGTCAAAATAATGTTTGCGCGACGGGCAATAGAAACAGGCTCGTTTGAATATGTATGCGAGCAAAAATCTTTCACGTTCGTCGTACATACGACAACTTTTGGCTGGATAGAAACTTTACCTTTCAGTTCAGCTTCAGCCATGTTAGCGTACATTTTAACATTATTGACCAATTCTAGGATGCGGACTGTGGGAGCAGTTTCCACGAAGTCGGGCTTTGTATTCCCAACATCGTCCAAGAAAACTCCCATGATGGATGACTTGTAGTTTGACATATATTTATCATGCTCATTCAAAACAATCATCGATTCATCATCCGCGCGATATCCGTTGTAGACCAAACTACTAACCATCAACAATGGGCCAATGGTTGATTTACCAACACTAGATTTTCCGTAAATACCAATACAATAAGGCTTCTCTCGAATGCCTCCTGATTGTCGATATTGACGAAAAGTGCTGTGCAAATCCTGTAGTTTGACGATTCTGTCTTGCAATTGTCTTTTAATAAGAGCACTCTTCACAGTTTTACTCAAACGTTTTCCCAAATCAATGGTATCAGCGTAGAGTTTCTCTAAATCGTTCTCATCAATAGACAAAATAGCAAGGTTTCCCGGGCGAGCATAATCTGCATACTTTCGACATGTGAGGTAGTCCTCATCGAATTTACGCATTTCGTGCTCACCGTAAAGTAAAGGTTTCAAAGATCCTGTGCGGAAACTCTCGTAGCCACCCTCCACAAAGTATGTGGCTGTGGCCAGAGAAGCATCCATCAAATCAAATGCACTCACGTGCTTTGGGATTGCCAATTCTGAAAACAGTTGCAATCCTGCGACATCCACGTTCAATGACGAAGCATTCACCAATCCTGCTCCTATCAAAAGGGATATCAATTTTGAAATCTTTTCGAAACCTTCATTGTTAACGGCCAACTTCCAGTTACTGTTGAGTAACCTCAGGGTTTGAAGCCAAGCGACTTCATCACCCAAAGGTTTCTCCTCCTCCTTCGTTTCCTCATTCAATGACTTTTCACCGGCTTGAATCTTATACAATTCGAATTTATCTAATGCAAAGATGTCCTGTATGCATTGTATTACAACAGAACTAAGCGATGTATCAAAGTGTGATTTAACATAAGAGAGAACAGCAGCTAAAACGCCGCGCCACGACTTACTATCCTGGATAGATACCAACAACAGAATTAAAGCTTCCACTTCTTTCCGTATGATTTCTTCATTTCCTGATATAGCAGCCGTGACTTCTCGTTTGACGAAATTGGTTGCCAGTCTTCTCAATCCTTGCGGACGATAGACCTTACCAAATTTCTGAGGATCTTTCTTTGCTCTTCGTGCCAGCTTGTGCTGACGCTTCCTGAGCTGTCTCATCCTCCGGGCCTCTCTTACGGCTTCTGCGGATTCTTCCACACACAAATGTCGATACCCAACAAGGAGCATCCACAAATATGCTAGGAGAATACACATATCAAACCGTATAAAAAGTCCACTAATCATGCACCAAACCTGACAGCCATAAAAGAACCACATAGTTAAAATTGGGTACTTGAAGTTCTGTGTAATGTGGTCAAGAAAGGTGAGTATCATGTTGCGAATCAAATAAATCACAATCATACAACATGATCTTCCAATTCTCAAGCTCTCACAAAAGAGGGCGAGCAAGAAAAATGGGAATCGGTACGTGGCAAGTACCAGCGCCATGAAAGAGTCCTTAAAGCGGTTTCCCTCCGCGGTAAAAA